ATAAGGAACAACATATCAAAGATATAACGATAATATAAATATGTTGGATTCTGATGTATTAGGTAAGTTAATACGAAAATTTTATGTTAGAAATAGTTACGATCAAATTTTCAAATGTATTTGGAATGGTGAAAGTAATTTATCTGCTAATGGAACAGCGTCAATAGTAGAACCTATGATATTACCAGGAAATTCATTATCAGGAACAGTATATACATCTGATAATTATAAATGGAAATATATGTATACTATAGATCCAACATTAAAATTTAAATTTTTTGATAATAATTGGATGCCTGTACCAAACCAATCATTTAAATCCGATATATCAACATCAACTATAGGATTCGGTCAAATAGATGAACTTAATATAGTAAATCCAGGAGATAATTATGTTAATGATGCTACTCTTACGACCACTCAAGTAACTATTACTGGTGATGGTACTGGTGCTACTGCATATTCTATAATAGCAAATAATCAGGTTAGTAGTATTATAATAGGTAATCATGGATCAAATTATACATATGCAAATTGTACAGTAACGCCAACAGGAATATATTCTGGTGCTAATTCAGTTATTCAAGTTAGTATATCTCCTATAAATGGATCTGGATCTGATATTTACACAGAATTAGGGGTTAAAACATCTTTAGTAAGCTGTAGCTTTAATCAATCAGAAAATGGCATATTACCTGTTGATGTTGATTATAGGCAAATTGGATTAATATCAAATCCAAATTTAACATCTGGTGGATATGCAAATTCTACAATATATAATACTTCTACTTTAATATATGTTTCTCCTGGTGCGAGTTATAAAAAAGATGAACGAGTATTTCAAGGAACCTTTACAAATCAAACATTTTCTGGTGATGTATTATCTTTTGATTCAATTAGAAATATTTTATATGTTATAAATACTATTAATACACCTCTCCAGAGTGTAAATATTCAGGGAATTACTTCAGGAGCATATAGTCAGGTTTTATATATACAAACATCAAATATTTCTACATTTTCTGGAGATATTTTATATATAGAAAATATACCACCTATAACTCGATCCAGTTTTAGTTCTGAACAATTTAGATTAGCCTTAAAATTTTAGGAAATATATGTCATTATTATTCAATACTAGTCCTTATTATGATGATTTTAATTCAGATAAAAATTATCATAGAATTTTATTTAAAGCTGGATATGCAGTTCAGGCTAGAGAATTAACTCAAGTACAATCGATTCAACAAGACCAAATAACAAAATTTGCAGATAATATTTTTAAACCTAACACACCAGTTAGCGGTGGACAAATAACTACAAATTTAAAATGTGATTATATAAAATTATCTCCTACATTTTTAGATATTTATGGCGCAAATCATACTTTAGATATAATCTCATTAACGGGCGCAACGATTCAGGATATATCTGGAAGTATTATAGCTAAAGTTATAGCTATAGTTCCTGCTATTAGTACCTTAGGAGATCCAGATACTCTGGTAGTATCTTATTTGTCTGGTTTAAAATTTGCTAATTATGATAATATTTATGATTCCTTGGGTAATATTGTAGCTCAAATAAACCCAACAAATGCGATTGGAAGTAGTTCTGTAGTATCTATAGCCCAAGGTGTTTTTTATGTATCTACTACATATAAAAAATCTGATGGTACTGATATTAATACGGGTACATTTGTTCAAGTAAATCCACAAACTATAGTATTAAGTACATATTCAAATACCCCTGATGCTAGAGTGGGATTAAATATCGTAGAATCTATTTCTACTTTTGTTGATGACCCATCTCTATTAGATCCAGCTTTAGGATCATCTAATTATCAAGCTCCAGGTGCTGATAGATATAAAATATCATTAGTATTAGAAACTAGACCCTTAACTTTAGGTAACGATGATAGTTTTATAGAATTAGTTAGAATTGAAGCTGGTCAAATTATTAAAATGGTTGATGGTTCTGTATATAATGTAATAGATGATTATCTAGCAAAAAGAACATATGAAACTAATGGAGATTATGTTGTTGATGATTTTAAATTAGTACCAAGTAGTAATAGTGGAGCTAATACTAGTTTATATGATTTAAAAATTGGTAAAGGTACGGCTTTTATTAGAGGCTATAGAATTAATAATCAAGCTGATATTACTATTACTTCAAATAGAGCTAGAACTACAGCCAATATTATAAATAATTCTACTTTTATGGAATATGGTAATTATTTATACATTAATTCTCTAAATTCATTAAGTTCGGCTTTTGATGTTACTACATTAACACAAGTAGATTTACATATAACACCAACATCAAATATTATTACCTCTAATACGCAATTATACCAATCTACAGTAGCAGCAACAGCTTTTGTTAGAAACTTAGAGTATGTTAAGAATTCTCAATTTGACTTGGCGAATACTTATGTATATAAAGCTTATATAACTGGCATTCAAAATAATAGATTAACTGCTAATGCAAATACAGCAACATCAAATACCATATCTTTTACAAATAATCTTTTATTTTCAAACGTAGCTAATGTATATAATGGAGTAGTATTATCTATAGATTCCGGTACATCAAAAAATGATATTAGACGAGTAATATCATCTAATGGTACAACTAGAACTTTAACAGTAGATTCTCCATTTTCAGTTACTCCAGATAATACATCTATAGTAAGTTTAAGGTTAGGAATAAAAGATGTAGAAAGTATAGTACATTTATCAGGAACAACGATTAATGCTTCAGCAAATATTGCATTAGATAGTAGAGATACTGGATTATCAACGGGCAACACAGTAATTCAGGAAATAGTAAATCCAGAATTAATTTATACTATAGGAAACCCCTATGTAGCTTCTATGTCTGGAACATCTTATAACACAACAGTAACCCTTAGAAATGTCTCTTTTACTACTTTTAGTACTGGTTGTGCAGCAACTTTAACTTTTGCAGCAGTTGATGCTTCTACTAATAATCTACAATTTTTAGGAAATACTCCAGAAAATTATATAGTATTTAATAATGCAACGGGAAATATTGTACCCTTTGGTAATACTGCTAGAACTATAGTTCTAGGTACTGGAAGCTATTCCGTAACATTGACAGCTTTAGATGTTCTTCCATTTACAGGAACTGTTATAGCTAAAGCTGCTATATCTAATGCTGATGCTCCTGCTATATTAAGAGTAAAAAGTTTAATTGCAGCTAATACTACAGGCGTAAATTTATCTGGGGTTGCTGTTGATGCTAATAATAATGTAGATTCTGCATCAGGACAGACTTATATAAAATTTGGTGGTCTTGTTACTCCAGGAACTCCACAAGATTTATATGTATCAGATGTTAAACGTATTGTAAAAATTATTGATACCTTATCTCCAGCTACTGCGCCAACAACAGCAATGTTGTCAAATTCATCAAATGATGTTACTACGAATTATTTATTTGATAATGGTCAACGGGATAGTTGGTATCAACATGCAACTATAACATTACGTTCTGGAAGACCAGCAGCATTAGGTCAATTATTAGTATGTTATGATTGGTATCAACATTCTGGAACAACTGGATATTTTAATGGAACATCTTATATCGGAAGTGCATCAACACCACCAGAATTATACACAGATATTCCAACATATACTGCTAAAAGTGGTACTACGTATGCTTTACGTGATTGTATTGATTTTAGACCAGCTGTAGTAAATTATCAAAAATCATTTGTTTTTGGTACTGGAAGTAGTGCATATGGAACAGCATTAGGATCATTTGTACCAACTAATAATTCTACTATAAAAACTACATATAATTATTATCTTGGTCGTAGAGATAAATTAATATTAAGTAAAGATAAAAATTTTACAATATTACAAGGAACTCCTTCAATAAACCCAAACCTTCCAGGAACTCCTGATGGTGCCTTAATTATAGCTAATCTATATTTAGATCCATATACCTCATATGTTTCTGGAGAAACTCCTAATGGCGTATTACCTAGTTTATCTGTAGAAAAAATTCAACATAAACGTTGGACTATGAGTGATATTTCAGATTTACAATCAAGAGTAAATGCTGTCGAGTATTATACTGCATTAAATACTTTGGAAAAATCTGCACAAAGCCTTCAAATTCCCGATGTAAATGGATTAAATAGATTTAAAAATGGTATATTAGTAGACGATTTTTCTAGCTTTGCAGCATCAGATACTAATAATATTGAATATAATGTTAATATTAATACTAGAGATAGAATTTTAACTGCTTCTCAACTTATAGATAATTTTCCATTACACCAACAACATCTAGTAAAATCTTTAGATAATTTAGATGATGCTAGTAAAGCTTCACTTGGTTTTGCTGTTAATTCTATAGGAAAATCTAATATATTTTCATTACCTTATACTTCAGTAATATTAGCTAATCAGAAATTAGCTAGTAATACTATAAATGTAAATCCATATGCTACCCCTATTTTTGATGGTATTATGGAATTAACACCATCAATTGATAATTGGGTGGATAATACTAAGCAACCAGATTTATTAATAGTTGATCCTAATTTAACTTTATATCAATCTAGCGCAAAATTAAATACTTTACAAACAGGAGATTGGAAAGTAATACCTGGAACTCAAGTAAATTCTACATCACAAACTAATGTAGTTAATCATGGTGCATTTAATGGACCTTTTGGTGGAACTGTTGGATATACTCAAACTACTACTCAAACATATGCTGCTCAAGATCAAAAAAATGTATTAGGATATTATCAAAAATTAGGATCATCATATAATCAACAGGGTGGTTATATCACAGATGTTAGCATTTTACCTTATATCAGACCACAACAAATAGTATTTAGAGCACATGGACTAGCTATTAATACACCTGTAAAATTTTGGTTTGATGGAGTTAATGTTGATCAATATATTCATAATCCTGACATTATAGAATTAGTAAACTGTGTTGGAGTATTTAATGATGGAGATGTTATTGGATATTATCAATCATCAATATTCTATCCTGTTGGTAAAGTAGTTTCAACATATACATACCCAAACACCTTAAATACTAGATTATATATTATTGGTAGTTATCAATCATCTTTCTCTATTTTGAATACAGATTTACCTATAAATACTATTCAAAATGCTAAATATAATAGTTCTGGTATCTACAGTGGATCTACTGCACATGGAACTTTAACTACACCAAATGTTATTATAACTTCACATAAAACTGGATTAGTAACATCTGTAGGTGGAACATTTTTAGGTGGAAATGCAACAGCTTTAAGATTATATAAAGTTTGGACTAATCATGGAGCATTTTCTGATGCTTATGGTATTTGGGGATCACCAACAGCTAAAGGAGCTTTCCCAACACCAGTAAAATTATGGTTTACTATAACAAAAGCTGCAACATATAATATTAGGGTATCCGCAGATGATAATGCAACTGGATCTATTCAAATAGATACCAATGCTGCATTTTGGTCAGGTACTCCAGTTAATGGTTCTGGTGTAAATTATGATTCTACAGTTTCTTTGTCTGTTGGTCAACATTATATATTATTTACTGGATTAACTCCTGGTATAGAAGATGATGGGGATGCTTATATTGCTGTTGCTATATCATCTGCGGTATGGTCAGGTTCTACTACAAAAGGTACTATAGTTTTTAGTACAGATTTAGTTCACAAATATGCTAATACTGTACCAACAGCAGTTAATACCGTATCAACTCTTCCTGGTGGTGGGTTATATTTTGTTGGTGTTACTCAATTATCTCTTAATGGGTTAGCTAATACATCAGCAAATTATTATACAAATTCTACAATTACAATATCTTCACAATATATAGAAGTAAATCAATATACTGGAGTATCTACAATAACACCTAAAAACTATAATATCAAAATTACAGCATACGATGCAGCTAATTGTTCTGTAACTTTAGCATCAGCAGTTAATATATCATTAGGATATAATAGTTATGTTGGTGGTATTATTACATCAAAATATAGTTTAGTTGGAACTGCGAATAGTTATAATTTAGGTATTATACATGGTGGTTTAGAAACCTTTTCTACTGATGAATCTGGTAGTATTACTGGTGTATTTAATATTCCAGCATCAACATTTAAAACTGGAGAAAGAATATTTAAAATTGATAATAGAATTTTAGATAGCGATTCTTTATCTGCTACAACTTATGCATCTTCAGTATTTACAGCATCAGGATTATCTACAAAATCTCAATCTATAAATTTCTCACCATCAATTAGTTCAGCTAAAAATACGTTTGTACAAACAAAATATAAAGATAGTTCTTTAATTTCTACTAATGTAACTTATGCACCATATGATCCTATTGCCCAAACTTTCATAGTAGATTCTAAAACTGCCCCAAATGGTACATTTATTAGTTCTATTCGTTTATTTTTTGCAACAAAGGCTAAATTAAATATTCCTATAATATTATCTATCGTAGGAACTCAAAATGGGTATCCAAATGGAGAAACTTTAGATGGTTCTATAGTAACAAAATACCCAAATAATATAGTTGTACCTAGCACACCAAATCCAAATTATTTAGATGCTAATACCTATACTGAATTTGTATTTTCATCACCAGTATATATTCAACCAGATAAATTATATGCATTTATTGTACATTCAGTTTCTACAGAATATAATGTTTTTATTGCTGTTAAAGGTTCTACTGCTATAGCATCATCAGTTAAAAATGCCTTATCAGATCCTACACCATCAGTTATAACCAAAATAGGTAATGTCCCATATATTGGTTCACTATTTGTATCACAAAACTCTATGACTTGGACAGCAGATCAAGGCCAAAGTTTAATGTTTGTAATAAATAGATGTAATTTTGATATTACGAAGACTCCAAAATTACCTTTTGTAGTACCAGCAAATTTACCCTATAGAAAATTACCAACATCTGATATTACCTCATATTATGATGCTAATAATGTTTCTAATCTATATGGATCATTTGCTGGTAATGATGTATTATCTAATGCTTATAATATAACTACTACAGATTTTGTACATTCAGCAACAAATATAAATTATTCTTACCAAGCTACTCGATTTGATAATAATTTATATACAACAGAAACATATGTAACTCCAGGAAAATTTGGTTGTCCAACATTAACCGATATATATTTAAATGATGGTATTGGTCCAAGAGTATTAGATTCTGCATCCGATTCTTCATTTGTATTATATGCTCAATTATCTTCTACTGATCCATTCGTTAGTCCAATATTATCGGATGATGGTTTAAGTTTATATAATATCCAATGGAATATTAATAATCTTGGGTTATCTAACAATACAGTAACTATAGCATCTGGTGGGACTGGATATAGTAATTCTAGCACTACAGTATCAGTTTCTTATCCTACAGGAACTGGTGGTATTCAGGCTACAGCTACGGCTAATATTAGTAATGGAGCAATAACATCAGTCAATTTTACTAATGTCGGTGCTGGATATACAACTACTCCCACAATAACAATATTAGACCCTACTACTAGAGCTTCAAATTCAAATGCTTCTATAGTTATTAATGGCGAAACTTCATCTAGTGGGGGAAATGGTTTAACAAAATATTTTACTAAAAAAGTAGTATTAACTGCTGGAAATGATTCTGGAGATTTAAGAGTATTCTATACAGCTTATAGACCAGTAGGAACTAATATTTCAATATATTATAAAATATTAAATAGAAATGATACTCAAGAATTTAATGCTGGTTATTGGCAATTAATGACTAATATAACAAATTCTAATACTTATTCTATATCTAGAGATAATACTATTGAATATGAAGCTGCTCCAGGAATAAATAATTCTGCTAATAATTTAATATCATATGTAAGTACTAGTGGAACTAATTATACCTCATTTAGCCAATTTGCTATAAAAATAGTATTATCTACAAGCGATAATACTTCAGTTCCATTCCTAACAGATATTAGAGCCTTAGCATTACCTTCTGGAACAGGTGCTTAATGTTAGTTAAAGTTGAAGATTCTACTTATATTAGAGATACAAATTCTGGAGCTTTAATCAATCAAGATTATAGCTCCAGAGATGAATATTTAGCTAAAGTTAGAATGATAAATGAACATAAGTCTGATATAAATACTATAAATACAGAAATAAATAATTTAAAGTCTGATATTTCAGAAATTAAGACTTTATTATTAAATTTAGCTAATAAGTAATATGGGAATTATATGGCAATTGCTAACGTAACATTATCAAATACATTTGCTCAATGGATTATAACTACTAATCAAACAGTAACGGATTTAAATAACCTACAATCTGGAACATATATTAAGTCAGCAGGATCTATTATTATTAATGGGTCTGGAGGTTTTACTTGTGGCACACCAGCACCAGCATCTTTTGCTAATACCGTTACTATAACAGGAGTTGGTTCTACATTATTAGTTAGTAATTATTCTACTTTTAGTAATACTATTAATATTATAACAGGAACTACTAGTATTAATGCCTCAGGGAAAATATTAACAGATTCTTTAAATGTTGCCAATACAACTACAACAAACCAACTTATAGTAACAAATAATACTAATACTACATTATTAACTTCAAATACTATTAATATAAATGGTCAATTAACCTCAAATTCTATAGGTACTAGTAATACTGGTACTGGACAAATATATTTGAATGGTACTACTAGTAATAGAATAGAATTTAATAATATAGGTCTTGGTGCTCCATCATTAGTATCTGCAACTAGAACAGTTGGTACTAAAATATTATTATATAACCAATTTGCTACAGGGACGGATTCTGATTATGCTATTGGTATGCTTACAAACCAACTGTGGGCTTCTGTAGCAAGACCAACTTCTACATATACCTTTGCATGGTATGCTGGAGATACACAAATAGCAACATTAAATGGTTTAGGTGTATTTAATGTTTCTGGGGGTGTAACTACACCAGCACAGTATATATCAACATATCCTGGAAGTTTAACTCAAGGTGCTGGTCAAGTTTATTTAAATGGTGCTACTAATAATAGAATAGATTTTAATATTAATGGTACTAATATACCTACAATTGCTACAAAAAGTATTGGTCAAAAAATTACATTATTCCCAGGATTTGCTGGTACAACTACAGATGCTGCTATAGGAATAGGTAATGATTCATCTTTATGGCAAGTAGTACCATCAACCTCTTGGAAATATACTTGGTACGCTAGTTCTAATACTATAGCTACATTAACTGGAAATGGTGATTTTTCTGCTAATACTGTTATAACTACTGGAAATATTGGATTAGGTAACACTACTCCAGCTACTATAGGTACTGGTATTACTTTTCCAGCAACATTTAACAATTCTACAAATGTTAATACATTAGATGATTATGAAGAAGGAACTTGGACACCAACTTTAGCTTCTGGGTTTACAACTACTGGAACTGTTGTTAGTACTGGAAATTATACGAAAATCGGTAATGTTATTAATTGTTGGTATACTATTTCTGCTACAACTATTATTACTGCTTCATTAGCTACAGTCACTGGATTACCATTTACTACAACTGCTATTGCTCATGGAATTTCAGGTAATAGTGGTGGACAGTATTTCTCTGCAATACTAGCTAGTGGTACTACTATTACATATAACCAAAGTATGCCTAGTGTTGCTACTATTTCTGCTACTATTGTATATAGATCATAAAATAATTTAGGAAATATCTAATGGCAAATTATAAACAAACTACAGAAACAACAACATCTTATAGACGTTCTAATTTTATAGGAATTGATAATCCGGCAAATGGAATACCTACAATGTGTTTCAAAGAAGAACAAATAACTACTCTAACTTCAGGTGAAACATTTAAGAAAGAAGTAGATCAGTTATTAGTAGAGTTTAATCCAACCGCAAATATTATATTGTTAGATCCTATCACATCTATACCAACAAGTAATACTATAACTCATACAGATCTATACCAAATATTATATTCCGTATATATGGCAGCTGCAATAAAACGAGATATAGATTCTGCAGCATGATAATTATTAAAATTTTATGGAGATATTTTCTTAATATTTTAATTTGGTTAGATATTGGTATCAATGTAATATTTTTTGGTGGATCACCATATGAAACATGCTCTAGCAGGATAGGTCGTCATGCTGATAATAATGAGAAATGGGCTATTATATTAAGCGATATTCTTTCTTTTTTATTAGGAGAAAATCATTGTAATAGAGTTCGTGTTCCAGATTATAATGATAATTTAGATGAAGTTAGATAAGGAAATTTAATGGCTACTATAGCATCAAGAGATGATTTAAAGCAATATTGTTTAAGACGATTAGGTGCTCCTGTAATACAAATAAATGTTGATGATAGTCAAGTAGAAGATCGTATTGATGATGCTTTTCAATTCTATCAAGATTATCATTATGATGCTAGTGAAAAATGTTATTGGAAACATGTTATAACTCAGACAGATATTGATAATATGTATTTTACAGTAGATCCTGGTATAACAGGTATTACTAGAATATTCCCATTAAATGATACTATTAGTAAATCTAATATGTTTGATTTAAGATATCAATTAAGATTACATGAATTATATGATTTTACATCATCATCATATAGTAGTTTTAGTATTACAATGACACATCTTAAAAATTTAGAACAAATGTTTACAGGCGAAATTCCAATATTATACCAAAGACATACTGGAAAATTAATTCCTACTTGGGCTTGGGGTTCTCAAGAAGCTCCTGTTGGTATGACTGTTGTAGCAGAAGGTTATCGTATCCTAGATCCCAATGTTTATACTCAGGTCTACAATGACAGATGGATGAAGGAATATTGTACAGCATTAATCAAGCGTATGTGGGCATATAATCTAAAAAAGTATTCAGGTGTTCAATTACCTGGAGGTATTACTTTAGATGGTAAAAATTTATATGATGAAGCCGAATCCGAGATTTTAAAACTAGAAGAAGAAATGCAAGATAAATATTCTCTTCCCGTTGAATTTATGATTGGTTAATTAATATGCCGAGTCCTTATTTTAATTCATACCAAAATCCAGTTGAAGCTACTCTATTAGAAGATCTTATTGGAGAAGTAATATTTCTTCACGGGTTTACCGCACATTATATACCAAATACTAATGACGCATATAGAGATTTAGTATATGGCGATGACCCATTAAAAAAATTTACTGAGGCTTATGCTTTAGATACATATTTAGTTAATAGTTCTGATTATGGTGATGAAGCTGATTTCTTTTCTAAATTTGGATTAGAAGTAAAAAATTCAGTAAAAATACAATTCACAGTCAGAGAATTTGATATTACCACACCAGCTCTCTATGTTAGACCAAGAGAAGGGGATTTAATGTGGATTCCATTCTTAAAAAATAATGGTGAGTTATACGAAATTAAATTTGTTAATACATCAAAAGATTTACATGCGTTAGTTAGATCTAAACCATATTTTTATGAATTATCATTAGAACCATTTAAATATAATGATGAACATATTACTACAGGAGTTGATATTATTGATGTTGTAGAACACTTAAATTCATATCAAACTACATTTAATTTAGGATTAGGATCAGGTAATTATATAATAAATGAATTAGTATATCAAGGAACATCTTTAGGTACAGCAACAGCAACCTCAACAGCATCTACTTGGGATCATATTAATAAAACGTTAATAGTTATTAATACAGCTGGAACTTTCTCTAATACAGCTAATATTATTGGAGCAACTAGTGGAGCAACATATGTATTAACAACTCATAATGATATAAATCAAAATTTTGGTTTTGATAATAATACTATAACAAATGAAACCAATGGTGTTATTAATACTACTGAAATTAATCCATTTGGTAGTTTAGGATCATATAAATGAGTAATATATTTCCAGCAAACAATGCTTTACCATTAGATAGTAGAGCATTTGCTATACGCAAAACTACAGTTACTTTTGCATCTTTATTTAAAGATATTCCATTAATAAAATATGATCAGTATGGTAAAGAAACAGAACGAGTAAAAATCCCTATTGTATATTCTAATAAAGAAAAGTATGTAAAACGATTAGAAGGAGATCCAGGTGAAATTGATAAAAAGGTTCAAATAACACTACCTAGAATCGAATATGGTTTATTAGGTATTCAATATGATTTATCTAGAAAAACTAATCAAGCTAATAAAATAGTAGGATGTGGTTCAAATGCTACGGTATATGTCAATTCTCCTGCTCCATATAATTTTCAATTTGAATTAACATTATATACTAGAAATATTGAAGAAACTAATCAGATAATGGAATATATTTTACCATATTTTACACCTGATTATAATGTTAAAATTAATATGGTTCCTCAAGCTGGAATATCTAAAAATGTACCTATAACATTAAACGGTATAATTGATGAACAAGATTCTACTGGAATGTTTGATTCTGCGGTTAGATCTATTTTCAGGACTTTATCTTTTACCGCTAGAAGTTTTATATTTGGCGCACCTAATTATTATAAACCTATTTTAGAAGCAACAACAAATATCTACAGTATGAATCCTAAGCATAATTTTTATCTATCTAGTGCTAATACTGGAAAATTTGCTATTGGAGAATCTGTATACCAAGGTGTAGTTTATGATAGAGCTACTGCTATAGGATCTGTAGATTCTTGGGATTATCAAACTAAAATATTATCAGTTACAGTATTAAAAGGTGCTTTTGTTGCAAATACCAATATACAAAATATATCAAAAACTGCTATATATAATTTAGTTAGCATGGATTCTGACAATTTACTGGTTAAAACTGTTATAACTCCTACACCAAATACCTATCCTGTAATCGGAACATATGATTATAATATTATAACTACTAGATATTAATTATGAGCACACAATTTGATAAAAGAATGGAGAAATTATTTGATGTTGCTCCTACAGATTTAGAAATATATGAAGATTCTGATATTGATTATCTTCCTAGAGATTTAACTCCTACAGATTCATCAGAACTATCTAACCTATTAGATCATGACCTAAAAATTGATTATGAGCGAACTAGAGACTCTATAGACGATTTAATCCAAAAGGGTACTCTAGCTATTGATGATATGTTATCTATCGCTAGAAGCACTGAAAAGGCGCGAGATTTCGAAGTAGCTGCTGGTATGATTAAAACTGTTGTCGAAGCCTCTAAAGAACTCTTAGATATTCAGAAACAAATGAGGGCTATGACAGGCAAAACTGAATCAAGTACTACTAACATTAAAAATGCTGTATTTGTTGGTAGTACCGCAGATTTATTAAAAGCTATGTCAGATATTAAAAATAATAAATTAAATTAAATATGGCTCGAAATAGAGAAAGAGATACTAAAACTACTTATAGAGATAATATACAATTAAAGCGTGTTGGTGTTCAATACGAATTTAGTAAAGAAGAATTAGATGAATATATTAAATGTTCTGAAGATCCTATATATTTCATTAAAAATTATGTAAAAATTATTTCTTTAGATGATGGATTAATAACTTTTAATATGCATGACTACCAAGAAGAAATGGTAGATGCATTCCATAATAATAGATTTACAATTTGTCGCATAGGAAGACAATCTGGTAAAACTACAGTAGCTGTAGCATATTTATTATGGTTATCTATATTTACAGAAAGATTTAGTATTGCTATTACCGCAAATAAAAAATCATTAGCTGTAGAAATTCTAAGCAGATACCAATTAGCATACGAAAACTTACCTATGTGGCTACAACAGGGTATTGTTGTTTGGAATAAGAGTTCTGTAGAATTAGAAAATGGATCTAAACTAATGGCTGCATCTACAGCAGCATCCTCTATTCGGGGTGGTTCATTTAATTTAGTATTTATGGACGAATTTGCCCACGTTCATAACAACTTAGCAGAAGAATTCTTCACCTCTACATATCCAGTAATATC